AGCCGAATCTGCCGATCGTATATATATTGACCACACTAAAATTGGATCAATGTATGCAGAAAAAGAAGAATATTGGCTAAATATCCAAAATGGTAATTATAAGAAAGTTGGGTCAGATCAAAAAATTGATGAGATATGTGTAAGACGAGGAGACATTTACATTAAAACAACTGGTGATAATATCGTTGAGCAATATCTTGAGGATGACCTTGACGAAACTCTATTGGTGGATGATGAATTCAACCAAGCAACATTCCTATTGGCGTCATTAGTTCCAACAACATATGAAAGAGCATCAACAATGGGGACAGCAACTCTTTGGAAAATGGTAATGTTGGCTTGGTCATATAAACATGGCTTGGCAATACCACAGAAAAAAGAAAAAAGAAACTTTGTTGGTGGATTATCTAGATTATTAAAAGTAGGGTATTCTAAGAACGTATTAAAGCTCGATTACTCCTCACTATACCCATCCATTCAGTTAGTTCACGACGTGTTCCCTGAGTGTGATATAACGGGGTCAATGAAGGGGTTTTTAACTTACTTCCGGAATTCTCGTATTATGTATAAGAATTTATCTGCAGAATATAAGACAATTGATAAGAAAAAATCGACCTCATATGATCGTAAACAATTGCCAATTAAGATTTTTATTAACGCATTCTTCGGATCATTATCAGCTCCACATGTATTTCCTTGGGGTGACATTGATATGGGAGAACAAATAACCTGCACGGGTAGACAATACTTAAGACAAATGTTAAAGTTCTTTAGTAAAAAGGGGTATAGTCCTTTGGTATGTGACACGGATGGTATGAACTTCTCATTACCTGATGGGGGTGTTGATGATAGAACATATGTTGGAAAAGGAAAAAATTGGTTAGTTAAAGAAGGTAAAGAATATAACGGGTATGATGCCGATGTTGCCGAGTTTAATGATTTATTTATGAAAGGTGAGATGGGTCTTGATTGTGACGGAACTTGGGATTCTTGTATTAACTTGGCTCGTAAGAACTACGCAACAATGGAACACAACGGTAAAGTTAAATTAACGGGTAATAGTATTAAGTCCAAAAAAATGCCAAAATACATTGAAAAGTTTTTAGATAAGGGAGTTAAACAATTACTTAGAGGTGAGGGAAAAGAATTTATTGATTGGTATTATGAATACATTCAAAAGATATTTGACCTAAGAGTTCCGTTGGCAGAGATTGCGTCTAAGGCGAAAGTTAAAATAAGTGTTGAGGATTACATTAAACGTAGTAAACAAACAACAAAGTCGGGTAGTTTAATGTCAAGACAAGCACATATGGAACTTATTATTAGAGATGGGATACAATCTAATCTTGGTGATGTAATCTTATATGTGAACAATGGAAATAAGGCGTCTCATGGTGATGTCCAAAAAATAAATGAAAAAATGCCAAAAAAAGAAATGGATTTATTTTTTGAGATTAATGGTAGTAAACCTATTTTGGGGTCTCACGTCCAATTAAATTGTTATCGTATTGAACCATCTGATTTAGAAAATAACCCTGAAATGTTAGGAGAATACAACATTCAACGAGCAATTGCAACATTTAATAAACGAGTAGAACCATTGTTAATAGTATTTGACGATGAGGTTAGAGATACATTATTGGTTAAAAATCCAGAGGATAGAAGTTTTTATACTTCAGGTCAATGTAAGTTAATTAATGGCAAACCATTCAGTCCTGAAGATCAAGATGATGTTTATGAAAACTTAATCAAAATGGAACAAGGTGAAGTTGATTTTTGGGATTCTGTTGGTGTTGATCCTAATTATATTTATGAATTAGCTGAGACAGGTTGGGAAGAATTTATTTAACAGTTGTCAATCCATTTTAACTCCATCAGAAGAAAGCACATACCAAACACCATTGATGTTTTGTAATTCAACACAAGCACCACGACCAATAGAAATCTCATCCCAATCCTCATCTATTCTACCAATATCTGGTATTATAACACAATTGGTTAATGTTTTAATTTTAATTCTTTCTGTGGTTGTTGAGTCTAACTTTATTTTTGATTGTGTTACATCTCTAACAATTATTAGGTCTTCACCAAGTGTAGAATAAAAATCTTTATTAACGATTAATGTTTTAAAGTCATTTAAATTAACTGTTCTATTTGATTTAAAAACTGTTTTACGAATTGGGGTTTCTCTTATTATTGACATAAAATTAAATTACATATATTTGACGAGGCATTGCTCTGAACTTAAGTTGTTTGTTAAGGTTTTCAGCAAGTAACGCCTCTCGTTCCATGATTTTTTCAGGACGAAGTCTTGTTAATCTGCCTTCAGCTCCAATAAGTTCGTCTATTAATTTTGTTTTTTCATCTTTACCTTCTGTTGCCAATGTTGCATATTCCATAGTTAATTCACCATCAGGGGTTTTTAAACTACCACTAAATTTACCTCTAACTTTTGATAAAGTTTCTTTACAATATGCAGTAAAATATCTTCTAACCCAAACTTGAGCCGGATTATTTAACTTATACCAACTTAATTTATCAAATGGAACATCAGATGGTAGTAATACTATATCAGGATTATCAGTTAAACATTTGTCTCTATCACCCTGATTAGTATCATAATACCAATACCAAACTTGCCCTTTAGATAAACTTGAATTACCAAAATCAAATCTACCTCCTGGCGTATTTAACAGGTGTAACGCTTTTTTACCACCAGGTAATGCTGTAATATAATAAGTTAAGTCCCCAACAAGCATTCTTCTTTGAATATTAATTTCTTGCATTCTTAATAACATATCAAACGCTGGAGTTAAAAAATAACCACCCCCCATTGAATTTCCCATTTGAGCAAGACCTCCCCCTCCTCCAAGTCCGGTTCCATCTCCAAAACCCCCAAAACCACCAACACCAAACATCACGCTATTAAGAGTTGCTGGCGTAAACCACAACACTTCATTAATTTCACGACCTGCGGGTATTTCATATATTTGTTGATTAGCAACTAACTGAACATAATCTTTTTTAATTTCCCAATCTCCACCGGCTTGTAACCCAACAATTTTAGAATACGCATAAGTGTATCGAGTTTCAAAGTCTAAACTTTTTGTTACAAAGGCTCTAGATAATGACTGTGTGTCTAAATTTAAATTATAAAGTGATGTCCATTGAGACTCAATTAACCAATCCTGCACATATTGTGAGTAATCCTCAATTGAAAACTCTAAAAGAGTATCCATCATTTCATCTTCCAGTTCTACGGATCTTAATGGTGCTCCAAGTAAATGTCTTACTTTTTGATAAAACTGACTTCTTTCTGGTTCATTAATGATTGACATAGTTTTTATTTATAAATATGTTTATTATTAAATAATAATTTTACTTAATTCTTTTTTATATAACATAACCATTTCATTGATCTCTGAAGAACCACCAAGTTCTTTTATTTTGTCTTGAAAAAATTTAATTCTCTCATTGTAATATTCAATTTCTTTGTCCTTATTTCTAAACAGTGAAGGTTTTATTGAAACTTTTAATGGTTCTTTGGTTATTGGTATTTTAAAATTACTTTTAAGTGGATTTTCATAAAAATAAATTAAGTGTGGTGGAAATTTTGACTTATTACTTACCGTTAACATTCTATTATGATCATTTCTAAACATAATATAATTTTGGTTTGCTCTATCTACGTAAACTAAAACATCAACATTTTCGCTCTTATATTTATTTTGTGTTGCCCAAGATGGAATTACAAAATAATTACCCCTATCACTACCGTCATATAAAACTATTTGACTAACATTTACAGGTTTAACTTGGAAATATATTGTATCTCCATTTTTTAATTTTAAAACTAAGTCTTGTCCTTTTTTTCTATCGTTAATATCGCCAGCACAGTGTTCATATAGTTCATAACTAATACCTTCTTCCTCAATACTTAAGTTATATGCTTCTCTAATTGATTCTTTGGCATAGTCTTCATTAAGACGACCAACCTCAATAGTTCCAATGTTAGGACTTGCTAATCGATCAAGATACATACCATCATTACTAAATAAATTATATGCATTGTTGGTTATCCAAGTTTTAAAATCTTCAACACCTTCCGTTTCTTCCATCCATATTTTTTGAATTTCTGATTTAACTTTACTGTTGGTGTCAAAACGATTTATAATTGACCAATTACTTGTTCCTCCGTATTTTTTTTCTGAATATTCCCCACCTAAAATACCTTCATCAGTATTACATTTTTTTGTTTCTATTTTACCTATACATCCATATTTGTATTGTTTGTTAAAACAACCCTCATATTGTGACGCAATTAATAATCTAATTTGTTTTGGTGTTATTGGAAAAGAAAAATCATTTTTTTCAGATAATAATTTTTTAACATTAATATTTTCTTTAATATTTTTCTTTTTTGTTTTTAATTCATAAAGGTCATTAACAAATTCCCAATTAACAACATTCCAAAAGTTATTTATATACTCATCTCGTTTGTTTTGATATTTTAAATAATATGCGTGTTCCCAAACATCAAGACCTAAAATTGGAAACCCACCTTTTTTAACAACATTCATTAGTGGATTATCTTGATTTGGTAACGACATTATTTTTAAATTACCATCTTTTGTTAGGTATAACCATGCCCATCCAGATCCAAAACGATCTTTAGCAACTTGATTAAACTCATCTTTCATTTTTTTTATATTTCCAAAATCTTTCTTAATTTGTTTATATATTTCACCTGTCGGAACTTGTTTTTTTGGTGATAACATTTTCCAAAATAAAGCATGGTTAAACGCCCCGCCGGCATTGTTTCTTATGGTGTTGTCATATTTACTTATAGATTTTATGATGTCTTCTAACTCCACATCACCTTTAATATTCTTAATTGCTTTATTCAACTTATCAACATAACCTTTATAGTGTTTGTTGTAATGAACATCCATAGTTTTAGAATCAATAAACTTATTTAAAGAAGAATAGGTGTAAGGTAATTTTTCTATTCCAATTTTTTTCATTTCAACAATTAAATTTTCTTTAATTGTTTCTTTTTCGTTTAAAACTATTTGTTCGGATATAAGATTTAATTTATTTTTAATTGAGTTAGATTCATACATTTTTTTTTCTAAGTCTGGATGTTTTTTTTCAAACATCTTAACAAGTCTGCCAGCAAAGGCATTTGCTTCGTCTTCATTTTTTCCACCAATGTTTGGCCCTTGTTTTCTACCCTCTACGGACATTTGATGTTCATGAACCCATTCATGGGCTAAGGTTCTCATAATATCCCTATTAAGTCTGTTTTTTGCCAAGATTTTTAACTCACCATTATCCGTTCTTGACCCCGTTGACATTTTGCCAATTTGTTTACCCAAAAACTTTACAGTAATTTCTTTTTTTAATGGATATTTTTCTTGTAATAATTTTATAAAATTATGTATAAGTTCTTTATCTTCTTTTTTAAACTTGGTATCTTCGTATGTTATTTTTAATTCCATTAATTATAAATATCTCTATCGATATTTATTTATCATATTTAACATCTCTTCGGCAACATCACCAATGTTTTCTTCTAATTGATCGCCCATTACAGTTCTGATAATTTGTTTTTTACGATTTAGAATATCATATATTGCACCTTCTATTGTGTTTTCATATAAAGGATAATAAACCAACACATTATTTTTTTGACCATATCTATACGCCCTGTCTTCGGCTTGAGAATGTTCTGCTGGAACAAATGATAGGTCATTCATAATTACAACCTCAGCAGAAGTTAAAGTTAACCCAACACCAGCCGCCTTTATGTTTCCAACAAAAACTTTAATTTTTTCATTGTCTTGAAATTCGTCAACAGCTTTTTGACGATGAGGTTTAGAACAACTACCGTCTAAATAAACTGCTTGTTTACCAAAGTGTTGGTAAATCGTTTGTAAAGAATCTGTAAAGTTTGTAAATACGATTACTTTTTTTCCTTGTTCAATAATATTTTCTACAATTTCTATGGTTTGTTTTGTTTTTTCATTTGAAATAACTTTTCTAACCTTCATTAATTTTGAAAACTGAACGGTAAGTGATGATGCTTCGTCAGGATTTTTATCATACCAAGCATAATATTCCCCCATCAGTTCTTCATACTCTTTTGATTTTAAACGAAGATATACAGGAGAAATAATTTTATCAGGAAGATCTAACACATCTTCTTTTAACCTACGAAGAATTTGTTTTGAAGTCCTATCTCTTAATTCCTCTAAATTAGATGCTCCCGTTACATTCCAAACTTTTCTTCTACCTGCCATAAATTGATAACCCTGACAATAACGAATAGCGTAAGCCATCCAATTCTGAGCGACTGGTGATTCAATAATGTTTAATAGGTTATAATAGTTCATTGGACGAGAAGTCATTGGAGTTCCCGTTAATAACCAAACTCTTTTAATATTCTTAACAAAATGATTTATGATTTTTGTTCGTTGAGCTTGGGGATTTGAGATCATGTGAGCCTCATCTAAGATAACAAGGTCAAAATTTGATTGGTTGAGTAATGAATTGTCTTTTTCTTTTGTGTCGTGAAAGTTTTTTAAAATATCATAATTAACAATAACAAAATCAGATTCAGTTGAAAATTTCTTACCTTCCGAAATATAAACAGGTCTATCTGAATAATTTTCAATTTCACGTTGCCAATTAATCTTTAATGATGCGGGACATATAATTAATATTTTTTTTGCACCTGTCTCTAAAGCTGCTATGATCGTACAAGTAGTTTTTCCAAGTCCCATATCATCGGCAAGAATGAATCTTCTTGATCCTGCTAATTTTTCTATTGCTTCTTTTTGATGTTGTAGTGGAGGTCTATGACTATATTTAGAATAATCTACCTCAACTACCTCAACATTGTGTGATTTTATTAATGCTGATTTAGGAACCCAAAATTCTGTTAAAGGATCTTTCTCAAAGAATTTACCCCAAATATGATACGATTTTTCTTTCTCAACTAATAATTTCTCAATGTAAATTTTTTCAGGGGTTTCCATCAAATATCTTTCTTCTGCAAACTTCTTTGCGAAATATGTGTCAAGATCAACCCACTTACGTGCGATCTTTGGTGTTGTGTTAAAATAATTTATAATGTAATCCGATTGAGTTCTTGTTGGATAAAACTTACCATTAGTTTTTTTTTTATTTTGTAAGTATATTATATGGTTATTCGCACCACTATATGACTCGAGTAGTACAAGCGCTTTTTGCTCAACTAAGGAAGATAAGTTTTCCAATTTTAGTCTTTTAATAAAAATACTAATAAAAAAGATATTTATCAATAAAATAGTGTTTTTATGCAAAATAATGTTCCAATTTCTAGATTAGGTAAATTTTTTGGGGATCGTGATTTTGAACTTGAAATTAGTATGGGTCAGGAGTGGTTGATAGGTGATATGAACTTTACTTGTGTTCTCTATAAAATTGATAGAAACAAAATTAAAACTGACGATGTTTATGGTGAGGTTGTGGAAGACGGTATTAAATTTTTACCTCCTGTCGAATTTAACGCACAAATTACTATTGCAGCACCTGAAAATAAAATGATTGGATCAACAAAAATGGATCAGTTTGAGCCAGGTAATATTACTATTTCTGTTTATTTAAAAACTTTAGAAAACTTAAATATTGATGTTGATTTTGGTGATTATGTTGGGTATTATGATAGTGAAAATTTTGTTAGATATTATACGGTTGTTAATGATGGTCGTGTAATTTCAGATACAAAACACACATATAAAGGGTTTAAACCATTTTTTAGAACAATAATTGCCGCACCTGTTGGGCCAAACGAATTTAAAGGTTTATAATATAATTAAAAGTAATAAAATTAATAATGGCAATACCAAAGAAATCAATTAAACCATCCATACCTTTAAACTACCCTAAAACTCTTTTACCGAGAAGGGAACAGATAAAAGACATGATTACTAAGGATGGAACATATCTTCCTAAGTCATTACTACATGCAGATTTAGATCGTGGATTTTTAGATTTTGTAAAAGAAAAGTTTAGTATAGTTTCGGAAGGTAAAAAAATTCCCGTTGTAGATATTTTAATTACAACCCAAAATTGGTCTCAGTTTGTTGAAACTTGGGATTTTCAAAATATAGATAAAAATATTGAACCTCCATTTATAACTGTTATTAGAAACCCCGAAGTTAAGTATGGAAATAACCCTGCGGTTATGTATAATATTCCAAATAGAAAAATGTATTATTATATGGAAGTACCAACATGGGATGGAAATAGAAAAGGATCTGACATATACAAAATTCCACAACCAGTTCCGGCCGATTTTAAATATACTGTTGCAATTATATGTAATAGAATGAGGGATCTTAACACTTTAAATCAAAGAGTTCTTGAAACATTTGCATCAAAACAAGCGTATCAAACTATTAATGGACATTATATTCCAATAATAAATGATTCATTTGCCGACGAGTCTGTTATGGATTTAGAGAAAAGAAAATATTATATACAGAAGTATGAGTTCACAATGATGGGATTCTTAATAGATGAAGAACAGTTTGAAGTTTCCCCCGCAATATCTAGAACCTTTCAGGTAATTGAAACTGACCAAAGAAATATAAAAAGGAAACAAAAAAAACAAACCCCAATAGAACTTGAGGTAATTAAATTACAATATTTAAATAATGTCACAACGCAAGAACGCTATTTTGAATATACTTGTAATTTACTTTTTGATCGATCCGTTAATATAGAAGAATTTTCTGTCTACATAAATGAACAATATTATGGTGATAATGTTGAATCAATTCAAATTAATACAAATGACATGTTAAGGATTGATATAATATCTAGTGGTGGATCTGAGGATCCTTATCTTTTGTTTACTCAAAGTTTAGTTTAATTTTCACCATATATATCTTTTTTATCCTTACATTTTTCAATGATTAATGACTCCAAAAATTTATATATTTTAAGTCCTCGTTTATCGCAATATTTTTTTAGGACTTCGTGAACTTCGGAGTCAATCTTGAGGTTTTTTATCTTCTTGTTATCATTAGTCATAGAGGCAGAAAAAAGGCAGAATAAAATCTTACCAAAATATAAATACTTTTAGTAATGTAAAGTTTTTAGTATTTTACAAAGTATTTATAGAAATAAATAACTAAAAAAAAATATTTAACATGGCAACTAATAGTAAAGTTTTTGTTTCACCAGGTGTTTATACCTCAGAAGTTGATTTAAGTTTTGTGGCACAAAGTGTCGGAGTAACAACTTTGGGTATCGTGGGAGAAACGTTAATTGGTCCAGCATTCGAACCAATTTTTATCACAAGTTTTAACGAATTCCAAACGGTATTCGGTGGAACATCACCAGAAAAATTTATAAACACACAAATCCCTAAATATGAGGCATCTTATATCGCCAAAGCATATTTACAACAATCAAACCAACTATTTGTAACAAGAATATTAGGTTTGTCAGGATATGATGCGGGTCCGTCTTGGTCTATCGCAACTGTTGCAAATGTTGATCCATCAACTGTTGGTATTTGGTGCTTAAGTTCAGTTACTGATGTATATACTTGTGAAACAATATGTGCTCTTCCTTACCAAGAAAGTTATTTCGTAGCATTTAGTGGTTGTAATAATGATGTGTCAACAATTTCATATCTATCACAATTCCCTCAAGAAATTCAAGATATTCTTTATAGTCAATACGAACAATTTGATGGAGGCACTTCCACATTAAATGATGACATTAGAAGTTTGATTTTTGATGTTATCACAAATTCAAACCCATTTACCGCAGAAGATAAATACATTTCATATTTTGGATCTATAGATACTGATGATTACAACACTTTAACAAACGCAGGGTGGTCAGCATCTACAAACGTATTTGGAGTTCCTTCAGTTTCACTTGATGATACTGATTTAGAATCAGCTTTAAATGATCCTTGGTATTATGCATTATTTAATACTACTGGTAATACAAATTATAGTGGATATTCATTTTTCACTTATGTTACGGACTTAACTATGAATCCAGTTACGACTACAACAACGTTAACTCCTTCTCCAACACCAACACCAAACCCTTGTACAACACCAATTCCTATAACACCAACTACAACGACAACAACTTTACCGTTAAATTGTTATCAAGGAACTCTAGTATTAAAAATGTATTTCTATACAGGAACATCGTTTACGGAGTATGATAACGTAGTTGTTGGGTCTTTAAGGTCAAGAGGTGTTGCAACATACTCAACCGGAAATAACCCGTCTTATTCTGTTACAGGAACATCAGAGGTTTCTTTAAATATGACTGGTCAATATTCTTCAGTTCTTAAAAATCCTTATACCACTTTTGGTGTAAACGTTACTGATAAGTTTGGTGTCAAATATTTCTTTGAAACTTCATTTAGTCAAAACGACCCTGAGTATTGGAGTAAAGTATTTGGTGTAACTAACTTTCAAAAACCAAGAATTGAGGTTCCTGTGTTTGCAGAAGAAAATTTCCAATCTTGGCTAAACTTTGCTTGGAGGAAAGGTTACATTAAAGGTCTTAATCCAAACCTAATTGCTCTTGATTCCGCACAAAGTAGTGATCCAAATTCAATAGGATGGTATTTAGATAAATGGCAAACACCATACTCTCCATTTGTTGTGTCTGAACTTAGAGGTAATAAAGTTTATGATTTATTTAGATTCTATACAATTTCTGATGGTGACGGGGCCAACACCTTAATTAAAATTTCAATAATTAATCAAACATTTAATAATTTAACGTTTGATATATTAATTCGTGATTATTTTGATACAGATGCAAATCCTGTTGTTTTAGAAAAATTCACAAACTGTGCAATGGATCCAGGACAAAATAATTATATTGCAAACAAAGTTGGAACTTTAGATGGTGAATACGTATTAAATTCAAAATATGTTATGGTTGAAATGTCTGAAGATGCTCCAATTGACGCTCTTCCTTGTGGATTTAACGGTTTTAATTTTAGA